GGACTCCGAGGGGTTGACCGGGCCCGACGCCATCCCCTATCGGGGCGGCGTGGACGCCACCCGCACGATTACCTGGCCCAGCGCGGACGGTGAAGACCGCTCCGCGAACGTCCCGGCCGGGATCAAGGAGATCCCCGCCCGCGTCCGTCCCGCGAAGAGCGCCACCTGGCGGCTCGAGGTCGGGTCCGAGGACGAAGCGGTCGCGTGGCGTGAGGCGAACCCCCACCTCGAGGTCCGCGTCCGCACTCCCGAGCCGGCCCCTGAGCCCGAGGGCGACGACGACGAGCCCGCCGAGGACCCCGGCCGCATCAAGGCCGCCCGGGACGCCCTGGCCTCGGTCGCCGAGGTCTTCGAGGGCGGGCTCGAGACGCTCTCCGCGACGATCGACCTGCTCGACGACCCGGACGACGACGGCAAGTCGGCGCCGGCCGCGTCGACGGTCTCGCTCCAGGCCCGGACGATCGCCGACCTCGTCGCCGCGAACGCCCGGCTCACCGAGGAACTGCGCCGCTCGAACGAGCGCGCCGAACAGCTCACCCGACAGGCCGCCGTGCCCGCGAGTCGATCCGGCTCGCCGAGTGGCACGCCGCTGAGTGCCGGCCGGGATACGTCGGAGGACGACGGAGACGTCGAGTCCGCGCTCGCGGACGCCCTCCACAAGCTCCGCTCCGGCGGATGATCCCGAACCCACCACGCCCCGGAATGGGGCAAACCATGACCGAATCGCTCACCCCCACGCAGGACAAGATCAAGACGATCTCCGGCGTCCTCGACAACTTCCTCGCCGAGGTCAAGAAGGACCGCGAGGCCGACCAGTCCGTGCTCGCCAAGCTGGCGAACGAGTACGAGGATCTCCGCAAGCAGCTCGAGGAGATCACGGCCGCGAACACCAAGCCGGTGATCTCGCTCGGCCTCGAGAAGACCGGCGACCCCGAGAAGGACTGGAGCTGGTCCCGCGCCTGCGAGGGTGTCCTTGCGAAGTGGGACACCTCGAAGAACGCGCGCATCGAGAAGTACCCCGAGCGCGAGTACATGATCGAGGCCACTCGCGCCGCCCAGGCCGCGGGCATCGACACCCAGGGCGGGTTCCTGGTTCCCCAGGAGGTATTCCTCGACTCGATCATCCCGGCGCTCGAGGCGGCGACCGTCGTGCTCGCGGCTGGCGTGGAGTTCATGACGAACCTCACCGGCTCGCCGTTCCTCTGGCCGAAGCTCGACTCCCTGTCTTCGGGCTACTGGCTGGCCGAGGGTATCTCGCTCACCGAGGACAACCTGACCTTCGACATGATGTCGATGGAGCCGCACGGCTGCGGCGCGTTCATCCCGCTCACGAATCAGGTCATCCGGCAGACGTCGGGGCGCGTGAGCGCCGCGGTCCGCGACCAGCTCGTCCGCGGCATCGCGCGCACGACCGATCTCGCGTACCTCAAGGGCACCGGCGGCACGCAGCCCGCCGGCATCCTCAACCAGGCCGACGTGCAGACGGTCTCGTTCTCGGGCGCGAGCACGATCACCGACAATGCGCACGCGCGGATCGCGGTCCAGTCCCTCGACGCCCTGCTCTCGAAGGCGGAGGAGAACAACGCCGCGTTCGACAAGCCGGTGCTCCTCATGCACCCGCACACCAAGCGCTGGTTCCGCGCGTGGCCCGAAGCGACGGGCAGCGCGCGTCCGCTGTTCTTCTCGGCGGACGAGTCCCCGGTCTCTCAGTCGACGACCATGCCGGTCTACTCCGGCCAGATGTACGGCCACCGCTACTACTGCACGACCGCGCTCACCGGGAACAGCGCCACCGCCGACCTCATCGCGATCCAGCCGTCCGAGATCATGGTCGGCCAGTGGGGTCCGATGATCCTGGGCGCCTCGACCGAGGTCCGGTTCCTCGAGAACCAGACCGTCATCAAGGCGATCGTCGAAGTCGACGTCGGTCTCAAGCACGGCAAGTCCGTGACCTACGCGACCGGACTCGACACCGCGACCGCGTCGATCTGATCGGGACCCTCCCGCGAATCCAACCGACAATCCAACCGCAAGAGGTACTCCCTTGAAGCATTCCGTCGAATCCATGCTCGACATCGTCAGCGTCCACAAGCCGGACGCCTGGGCGACGGGCACCCACAACAGCGCCGCGATCGACACGATCCGATTCTCCGAGGAGGCGTTCTTCGTCAAGGTCGGAACCGTCGGCTCCGGTACGGTGACTGTCCACATCGAGGAGTCCGACGACGGCTCCACGGGCTGGACCGACATCACCGGCGCGACGACCGCGACGCTCTCGAGCGACAACGACGAGGCGCGCATCGCGCTCCGGTCCGAGGTCCACAAGCGCTACATCCGCGCCGTCGCGGTCGTCGCGACGGGAGCGGTCGACTTCAGCGTGGACATGGTCAAGACCGTGTTCGACCAGACGTCGGCGCTGACCTCGACCTGGATCAAGCCGGCCGCGTCCTGATCCTCAAGCATCTTCTACCCATCCTGTTGTCTTTGAGGGGCCGGACTCGGATAGCCGGTCCGGCCCCTTTTCACCACACTCACCACGGGAGGCCACCCGACCATGAGACCGAAGCGAACCGAGACGTCGCAGCGCGCGACGACCGAGACTGAACAGAAGCCCGCCGCGAAGAGCGCGTCGGACGCCAAGCCGACGTACGAGCGGCGCCCGCGCAAGCTGCGTGTCCGCAAGACGTTCTCGCTGCTCTGGCCGGACAACACCTTCCGCGGCGGCGGCGGGTTCGTGGTGTGGGGCGACGACCCGACCATCAAGGGATACGAGCACGTCCTCGAGCCGGTCCCCGATTCCGAGTACGACGCCGCGACGCCCGGCCCGTTCCTCAACCGGAAGTACGCCGCGATCGCCAAGGAGGCGGGATTCGACCCGTCCCGGATGGAGGTCCCGCCGGACCCCCCGAAGCCGAAGACGCCGACCGAAGAGGCGCTCGACGCCGCATCGGACGACGCGACCGGAGAGTTCCCGACCCCGGACCGCTGATCCGGCCTGAGCGGCGATGACGATCCTGACCGACCTGACCAGCGTCAAGGCGTGGCTCAAGAAGACCGACGCCGAGAACGACGACCAGCTCACGGAGCTGATCGGGTCGGTCTGTCACGCCTGCGAGGCGTACCTCGGGAGGCCGCTCGAGCGGATCTCGCGGACCGAGCTGGTCCCGCGGGTCCGCCAGTTCGAGCGGTCCTTCCGGCTGCGCGCGAACCCGGTCACGGTGATTACGTCGGTCAAGGTCGCGACCGACGGTGACTTCGCGTCGGCGACGGCGCTCGACGCGGAGACGTACGCGCAGAGCGACCTCGACTCTGGCACGCTTCACTTCAACTTCGACCTCCAGGAGGGCCGGAACCACATCCAGGTCGTCTACACCGGAGGGATCGCGCCGGACATCGCGACGATCAAGACGACGCACCCGGACCTGCACCACGCGGCGAACCTCCAGATCGGGCACGAATGGCAGCGGCGGAATACGCCGGGCTCGAGTTCCGATCGGACGACGGGCGCGAGCAAGACGTTCGTCGGCGAGGTCGCGCTCCTCAAGCGGGTGCGCGAGCTGCTCGACCCCCACGCCCGATCCTTCCAGGCGCACACCTGATGCTCGACGTCACGCTCACGATCGACTCCCGCGCCTTCGACAGGGCGATGCGGACGTTCCCGGCGCTCTTCGCGGAGAACCTCGGGGACGCGCTGCACGCGATCGGGCTCGACCACGAAACGCGGATCAACCGGATGCACCGGGCGGCGCCCCCGACCGGGGGGCTGATCCCGCGCAAGTCGGCGTCGTCCGCGCTCTCCCGGAACACAGGCACGCTCCTCGGCGCGTCCTCGCACGGGACGAAGGTCACGCGGGCGAAGAGCGCGAGCCAGGTGAGCATGGAGCGGTTCGTCGGCCGCGGACTCCCGGACCGCCGGGCGATCGCCCAGGAGTTCGGGGCGACGATCCGGCCGAAGACCGCGAAGGTGCTCGCGGTGCCGACGACGTTCGCGAAGACCCAGGGCAACGACGTCCGCGGGACGAGCCCCCGGGACTTCGAGGGCTTCTGGACGACGTCGAAGGCGGGGAATCCCGTGTTCTTCTCGACGGAACAGGGCGGAGGCGCGGGGGGCGCGCGCCAGTTCGCCGGCCTCGTCCCGCTCTTCATCGGGCTCGACGAGGTGAAGGTCCCCCCGCGTCTCCGCTTCTTCCGCACCTGGAACGAGCGGAAGCCGAAGTACGACACCGCGCTCGGCCGTGCGGCCGACTTCGCGATCCGCGGGCGCAAGCTGGGCGGGCAGTTCGGGGGGCGGCGGTGATCCCCTCCTTCTCCTGGGACCTCCGCGGCGCCTTCGGGTTCGGGGGTTCGTACGACGGGCTCCGAATCGAGAGCGGACGCGATCAGTACGGCGTCCGCTACCGCGAGCGGGACGAGCGCAACCCGCAGGCGTTCGAGTGGGGGCGCGAGGACGGGACGGCGCTCGAGGCCGAACGGCTGCGGGAGATCTGGAGCTTCTCGCGGGGCGCGAACCCGGTGGCCTGGCACGAACCGGGCCGGAACATGCTCGTCTGGACGGGCGCGATGGCGACGGGCTGGACGAACCAGAGCGCGCTCGCCGGCTGGGCCCGGGAGACGGCGCTCCAGGCGATGACGACCGAGGCCGCCACGGGCCCGCTCGGGGAGGCCGATCACGCGCGCCTCGGCGGCACGTCCGGGGCCTCGGCGGGCGCGGGGATCTACCAGGACATCGGCCACTTCCTCCCGAAGGAGGGGGCCTGGGGCACGCTTACGCTCTCCTGCTACTTCCGCGAGGTCGACTCCGTCGAAGAGCAGCTCGAGATCACCTCGCTCCGCTCCGGGACGGACTGGACGGCGCGGTTCGACTGGACTTCGTCGGTCCTCGGCGTGCTCGCGAGCCCGAGCAACGGGACGGCGGCGGTCGAGGATGCCGGCTCGGGCTGGTATCGGGCGTCGCTCACGCTGGACGTCTCGGCGATCGGGGCGGACATCCTGAACGGCGACGTGATCCGAGCGACGATTCGCACGGCCTCCGCGAGCCCGTACGACACGGACACCGACCTCCGGGACGCCCAGCTCCAGTGGGGCGCGCTCGGCGACTACGAGGAGGCGGGCGCCCACCGGATCTCGCCGCGGCCCGTGATCGTGAGGTCGATCCGCCGCGAGAAGGGTCCCGGGAACCGCTGGCGCCTCGGCGCCGAGCTGATCGAGGACGTGGCCTGATGCCCCCCGCAACCGAGAGCGTCCGCGAGCGGGTGATCCAGGACCTCGAGGCCGCCGTCGCCGCGATCGACGCGACGGCCGGCGGGGGCCTGCTCTACTACAACACGATGGGCGAGGTCGTCCGCTGGGAGGCGTGGGAGCCCGAGCGGCGCTCCCCCCTCGCGATGGTGATCGGCCTCGGGAGCACGGAGGACGACTCGACCCATCAGGTGACGACGGTCGAGATGTCCTTCGTCGTCATCGTCTCGTTCGAGATCGCGGACGGCGCCAACTCCCAGCGCGACCTCTCCCGGCTCGTCGATGACGTTCGGCGCGCGATCGTGGCCGACCCGCAGCGCAGCGGGCTCGCGCTCGACACGCACGTCACCGGGACCGACTACCAGCTCCCCTCCGACGACTGGCCCTACGCCGGTGGCCGAGTCGAAGGGAACGTGACGTACCGGCACAAGTACGGCGACCCGTACTCTCTCTGGAATTCCTGACGCCTACGGAGGGCGAAGAACCATGCTCGGTGCTTACGAACAGATCGCGGTGCAGATCGAGGCCCAGGAGGGCGTCGTCGAGGGGGGCGAAGCCTCGGGCGACCTCATCAACGTCAAGGACGTCGAGCTGACGCCCGACTTCGAGCGCTACGAGCGCGA